AAAGCGTGAAGATGTGGCTGACGATACAGTAACATATATCCATCAACCAGTTACATCAAACGCACTAAAGATTAAACTAGACCACTTGAAAACTTTTGAGGCGTTGACAACAAACCAACAAAAGTTTTTTGATGCATATAAAAGGGGTGATTACTTCATGGGTCTATTAGGTTCACCAGGTGTAGGTAAAACATTCTTGGCATTGTATAGAGCAATTGAGGAAGTATTAGACAGAAGCAATCCGTTTGAACACGTTGTGGTGGTTCGTTCGGCAGTTCAGGTTCGTGACCAAGGTTATGTTCCTGGTACATTGGAAGAAAAGATGGAGATTTATGAGGTGCCTTACAAAGAGATTTGTGAGACACTTTTTGGCCGTAAAGATGCTTGGGACAGATTAAAGGAACAGGGTCATGCTAGATTTATCTCCACTACAGCAATTAGGGGTATATCTATCGATAATAGCATTATTATTGTGGATGAATGCCAATCTATGACCTTCCATGAGTTGAATTCGGTTATTTCCCGTGTTGGTCACCGTTCTAAGATTATCTTTATCGGTGACTTGAAACAAAATGACCTAATTAAGAGTAGAAATGATGTGTCGGGGTTACAATCCTTCTTGGATGTAGCACGACATATGAATGATTTTAGTGAGATTCAGTTTACACCAGATGATATTGTGCGCTCGTCACTGGTCAAGTCTTGGATTGTGGCGTGCGATAAATTAGGATATTGAGGATTATTATGAGTAATGATGTAGAAATTGTTGGTGATGAAACAGAATCTTGTGAAGTTAAAAGTGACGATATTCTGTCTACAAATAGATTTTTTGCAACAGAAGTCTATTCTCTTTCAAAACCAAAATTCTTGGAAGATGCAACAGAAGTTTTTGACCGATATATCAAAAAGACTAAAAAAGAGCGTCCCAATAAAAACAAATTGTATCCTGTCACAATGACTGAGAACCTTCAGACTGAAAATAAACTGTCTGAAATGATGTATTATATTTTGAATACAACTAACAATATCTTGAGTTCTCAGGGTTATAACATGGAACTTTATAATGTCGTGTTGAGTGAGTTTTGGGGTCAAGAACATGATATGTATTCTGGCCATGAAGAACATGTGCATACACACGGAACACAAATTGCAGGTTTCTATTTCTTAGATGTGCCTGATGATTCATCTAAAGTTATCATTCATGATCCAAGATTTGCTAAAAGAATCATTGATTTGGTTGAATCCAATACAGAGAATGTAACTTTGGCTTCACCTGCAATCAATTTTACACCTAAAAAAGGTGAATTTATGTTTTTGAACGGTTGGTTGCCACACTCTTTCAGTAGACACGGCAACAAAAAGCCATTAAAATTTATTCACTTTAATGTTAGTACCAGATTTAAGAATGCTGTATGAACAAGTATCATATAAGATTTAATAAGAGTAGAGGTAAACCTGGTCGAGGTAGTATTAACCATGTTTGGCGTGTTTTTGAGAATGAAAACAAAGAATATGTGGTTAAACACTTCAAATTAAATGTGTCATCATTTGATGAAACAACTGGTGACGGACAAGGTAATGATGATTGGAATATTTGTTGTTATGGTTTTTTGACACTCGATAAAGAAACTTCTACCGCAACTATTGATGGCGAATGACATAAATAGCAGTTAGTTGTTAAAATAAAGTGGAGATAACAAATGACAATGGTGTCTAGTGGTGCAATTTCAATAGCAGGATCTTGCGTTTGCGGTTCATTGAACCGTTCGGTTGAAAAAGAACTCGGTGGTTCGGGTACATCCGCTTTAGGTTTAGGATGTAGCAGTGTACGAACCTTGGCGGGTGTTGCATCTGGTGCTATTTCATTATCAAATCTCTACGGTAAATCAAATTACACACCTGCTCTCCGTGTTAGCACAAGCACTGTTGTGTCTGGCGCAACATTTACAGTTCCTTCAGGTACACCTTCTGGTACAACTTACACATATTTAATTGTCGGCGGCGGTGGCGGAAGTGTCGGTTTCACTTCCAAGTCCTCTGGCTCAAAAGGTGGCGGCGGAGCTGGTCAGGTTTTGACTGGAACATTTACAGTTTCTGCAAGTCAAGTTATAACATATACAATTGGTGCGGGTGGTAGTACATCTGGAGGTTCTGGCGCATCAAGTACGATTCAAACAAGCACATTAAGTGGAGGCTCAACAGTCACTGCTTCAGGTGGCGGAGGTACTGTTGGTAATACTGGTGGTTCTTCTGGTTCTGGAAATGCTGGTTATGCAGGTAACGTTGGTGGTTCAGGTGGCGGTGGTGGACAAGGTGGTGCCGGTGGCCAATCTTTAGGTGGTGTTGGTATAACAGTTAGTGTCGGCGGCACAAATTATTCATGGGGCGGCGGAGGTTCAGGTGGCATTAACGGCGCATACAATAATTACTCAATCGGTTATGGTGGCGGCGCTGGCGGTGATGGATGTCCGTGTTTTCAATCAGGTGCTAGGGGTAGCTGTGGAACTAACGGCACTGGTGGCGGCGGTGGCGGAGGAGCTAAGCCTGCTAGTAGTGCTAGTGTTGGATTTACTGGGACTAGCGGCGGCAGTGGTGGTTTAGTTATTTACGGTTAAAAAGGAAAAACAATGTCAATACCAAATTACAGAATCATATCTTTTGACCAAAGCAACATGACTGCGGTAATTCAATTTGAAGGTACGGAACCACTCAATTATGATTTGCCGTTTGTTGATGGTCTTTTACCAACAGGCGACACTTGGAATTTTTGGATTGCTTCACAATATCAAATAATGACAAACTCAAGATGGAATGAATTTTCCACAGTCACGAATGCTTCCGTTATAGAAGCTATGGTGAATCCAGAGGTTTGGCCTTATACACCAAGAACTTAATTTGTGTTAAATTTATATTATGAAACAGTTGAGAATAAAGCATTTCAAGAAACCTTTTCTACACACAATCATTTATAATTTCTTCTCAGAATCGGAGATGATTGAAGTTGAAAGAGAATTATTGTCTTTCACTTACAATAGAGACAATTATGTTGTAAAAGATTCACATCACGACCCACTGAGAGAAGAATATAAAACAGATACTTTCTATTTGGATGATTTATACACTAACAATAGAAATCAAAGTTCCATCCTAAAACACACACAAAAAGTGTTCTCCATGGAAAAAGAAGGTTTGTTACCAAAAGATAAAAATCCATTTTTAGGATACATCGGTTCTTCAAATGTAGATTACACCTATGTTTCATCTTATGGTAACGGAAGTAGTTATTTTGAACATGTTGATTCCTCACTCTTGACATTTCTTATTCCTTTGTATACAATTGATAAGAAGTTTGATGGTGGTGAACTTGTTTTTACGGATTACGATTTCACACCTGATATGAAACACAACTCATGCTTGATTTTCCCAGGTTACGAGAAACATAAACTGACACCACTGGTTTCCGATTCTAGTGGTTATTGCAGACACTCAATCAATCGTAGAATAAATTACAAAGTTTAATCATGTTTAATTATTGTCCCCCACGGGAACTCAGTGACTTAAAATCAGAAACCTTTCCAGATGGCAAGCGTTATTACACACTAGAAGATGGTACTCGTTTACCATCTGTAACCACCGTTCTCGGTGCACAGAAGAAACAGGCCATCTTTGAATGGCGTAAACGTGTTGGTGAAGAAGAAGCCAATCGTATCAGTAAACAGGCCACAAGTCGTGGAACCAACGTACACACCATTTGTGAGAACTACTTGAACAACAAGGTAGACTACATGAAGGGTATCATGCCTGATGCGTTGGAATACTTCCTGTCTATCAAACCATATCTTAACAGGATTAACAACATTCATTACCAAGAGGCTGCTTTGTGGTCTAAACAACTTGGCATGGCTGGTCGTGTAGACGTTATTGCGGAATATGAAGGTGAGTTGGCGGTTATTGACTTTAAGACTGCATCCAGACAAAAATCCAGAGATTCCATCATGGATTATTTCTGGCAAACTACTGCATACAGTCTCATGTATGAAGAACTAATTGGAACTCCTATAAATAACCTAATAATCATCATGGCCGTGAAAGATTCTGAACCATTGATTTTTAAGGAAAAGACAAGCGACCACATTGACGGTTTAGTTGAAGCAATTCATTATTACCAGAAAACGCTTGCCAAAAATTAAACTTTCTGATAGGATACGAGACATGAAAAAACTTATTACTATTCTACTACTGTCATCTCTAGCAACTGTTGCTTCGGCACATTGCTGTTATCGTCAGACATATCACTGGGGCGGTCCTAGTGTTGGTTGGGTTCCATTGGCTGCAGGTGTTGTCATTGGTGCCGAACTTGCATCACAACCTAGATATGGTACTGTAATCGTTGAACAACCACCTGTATATGTACAACAACCAGTTGTTCAAGCACCACCACTAGGTTATCACTGGCAAGAAATGATTGACCCTCAAACAAACACTAAAAAGATTGTATTGGTACCAAATCAATGAAAGTCAAAAAATTAGTTCAAAAATTAAACCGTGCCGAGTTTCAACATAATCTCGACAAGGCAAAGAAACTCTGGATGAAATTGTTAAAGAAATCATTCAAAGGTAAGCACACCGAATCGGTGCGCTAATAATGATAGTAAACTTGGTATAAGAAAAGTGTTCTGGACGGCGGTTCGATTCCGCCCATCTCCACCAAAAGCATACTCCCTTGGGAAGTGGTTACCTGAGTGAGCGTTAGGACCGACATGACCAATCGGGAGTTCTTGGTAGTGTGCTTTTGATGGGGATGACCAGGTTTCGACAGGGTAAAGAGTAAGATATTCAGGCTATCCGTCAGAGTTGACGTAAACACTAAATCAAAAATAAACGCAAACGATGAACGTTTCTTGATGGCTGCGTAAGCACCGTCTGGGGTTTCGCCAACTGTCCTTATTAACCAATCAGTTGGCATTTAATTTTAACTTAAAGGAGTTTTTTAATGAAGAAGTTAGTTCTATTGGCCACTTTGATGGCTGCATTTGGAGTTGCATCGGCCGTTGAAGTTGGTGTTAATGGTTCTATCGACAACTACAGCAAGAATGACCGCACTGGTTATGGTTTGACTGTTGGCCAACATTTTGGCAAGTTCAGTGTTACCGCTGAAGCTGACCGTGAAGCCAAACGTGATTTGAACAAGTTCAGCGCAGTCGCTGGTTATGATGTTTTGACTTTGGGTTCAGCAACTTTGACTGCTAAGGCTGGTCTAGGTTACTTGGACAAGACTGGTGTTAAAGGCAATGAGCACTATGTTGCTCTAGTTGGTGCAGGTGTTTCTGTTCCAGTTACTAAATCATTGGCTTTGACTGTTGATTATCGTTATCAAGACGGTGACCGTAAAGTCAAATTGTATGACGGCAATACTGTTGCTGTAGGTGCAAAGTTCTCTTTCTAAGAGTCCTATAAGTTTCGGTGGGTTCTTACAAAACCCACCTTTTTCAACTGGAGAATTCAATGCGAAGTAAACTCATACTTGTAGCAGTATTCTTTTCAGCAATCATCTTGATGGTTTCTTGTATCAACGTTGATACTTATAACCTGCCTTTTAAGACCACTTACAATGCGTTACCTGATGACACTAAAGTCCAAGTAACTTGTTTGGCACAAAATATTTACCATGAAGCCGCTTATGAACCTATTGAGGGTCAGAAGGCCGTTGCTTTCGTAACTATTAACCGTGTACAATCTGGATATGCAGACACTATCTGCTCCGTGGTCAAACAGAAGACTGGTAAGACCTGTCAGTTTTCTTGGTATTGCGAAAAGAAGAATGGAAAGGGCTTGCCAATCCATGACGAGAAGTTATATAATGAAATTTTGGAACTCGCTACAAACTTAATTATAAACTACGAGAGGCAGAACGATGTTACCGAAGGTTCGACATACTATCATGCGGATTACGTCCATCCTGGATGGCGTCACTTGGAGAAAGTCAAACAAATCGGAAGACACATCTTCTACCGTTCCGAAAGAGACTCAATTGATAGAAACAAGGAAATCATTTAACATGGAAAACCAAGATTCACATATGAAAATTGTTGTTACGTCATTGGTGTGTATCACCATTGTTGTTGTATCGGTAATCATTAGTGGTTATTTGTCAAACATTAATGACCGTAACAACATGGCAAAAAACATGGACACCGCCATTCAAAAAGGTATTGACCCTATCTCTGTTAAGTGTGCGTATGCAACACAAGCAGATAACCTTTGCATGGTTTATGCATTGAAGGTCAAATAATGCCCACTAAAGATGAAATTCGTGAATTCTCTCTGAAAATTGCGGAGATTGCTGAAGAATATAATATTCATTGTATGGATGCAATCATTCAATACTGTGAAGAATCAGGTATTGAAATTGAGGTGGCTGCCACCTTGATTTCTTCACACCTTAAAGCAAGAATCCGTGAAGAAGCACAATCAGTTAATCTAATCAAAAAAGCATCTAAGTTGCCTTTGTAATAAATAGGTGTAGGTCACGATATTACCAGTATCTACCTACTCTAACATTGTAAAGGAATGTCAGCATGGATATTTATTCTATCTATAAAGCCACTAATATTGTAAATGGAAAAGTTTACATTGGTTTTGATTCTTCTTGGCCTAGCCGAAAATATAAACATAAACAAAGAAGTTTGAATGGAAAACAATCTTTGTATTGTGCCATAAGAAAATATGGTTGGGATAATATCGTTTGGGAAGTCATATATCAATCTAAGGATGCAGAACATTGTTTGTCTGTAATGGAACCATACTTCATAAAAGAATATAATTCTTATGAAAACGGGTATAATATGACAATTGGTGGTGATGGCTCTATTGGTTATAAACATACAAGTGAAATGAAGAAATACCTTTCTGAAATTAGAATGGGAATATCACACAAACACACTGAAGAAACCAAATTGAAAATGAGTGCTTCTAGAAAGGGCATAAGAAGAACCGAAGAAGTTATTTCAAATATGGGTAAAAAATATTTGATAACATACCCTTCTGGCGAAATCGTTTCAATTAAAAATCTGAATAAATTTTGTAGAGAAAATAACTTAAATTGTGGACATATGGTATCTATAGCCAAAGGTTTAAGAAAAAGTCATAAACGATATAAATGTGAATATGAATGACAACACCGGATTTGAAGCATTTTGTATGTATAATGCTTTGAAGTTACACTTTACATCATCAAGTTATGATGTTTTCAAATATAATTGGAAAACAAATGTTTCCACCAACACTTTCATGAAAAGAAAAGACAAATACCAGTTCTATAAGATTTCCAGAAAATACGGAAAAGATGATTTAAGGGACTTTTTTGTTTCAAATTTTGTTCACGGCGAATCTAACTGGATTGGCGACATGTTATCGGCAGAAGGTGAAAAATGGTACACAAAACATAAAAAAGTTAACCAAAGCTTGACATATGTCTTTGAAAATGATATACTTGGTCTTGTTGGAAATGATGCGCCAGAACAAATGTTGATTGTCAATGATGGTCAACATCCAACTTTACTCCGTGAGGTTATGTCTGGCACTATCTCTATGGAAAGTTTGTGTATACTTAATGATATTATGAACTTCTTTCCCATGTGGGACCGTAAAATCAGTGATGATATTATCTGGCCCAACTGGCGATTGAAATGTGAAAAGTATACACCTTTTATTCAATATGACAAAGTTAAATTCAAAAACATTCTTAAAGAAGTGATACTAGAACATGCATAAATTTACCAAAATCTACCTTGATATGGATGGTGTGATTGCCAACTTCCATAAACGTTATGAAGAAATTCATAACACAAGTCCATCAAGTGATGATGCTCGTAAAAGGTTTGGTCAACGTTTTGCTGCCTTTATTCAAAATAAAGAATTTGAAAAACTTGAATTGATGCCTGATGCTACAGAACTATTGTCTTATTTAAAAACTTGTGGTGTTCCTGTAGAGATTCTTTCTTCTACTGCACGACCAATTAACAATGCACAAATTTCTCACCAAAAAGAAGTTTGGCTTGGTAAACACAACATTAACTATCCCGCAAACTTTGTACCTGGCAAGCAATTCAAGTACAAATTTGCTGACGAAAATTCCATAATCATTGATGACACACCTTCTGTTATTGATGATTGGAATAAAGCAGGTGGTACTGGTATTCTTCACAAAGATGCCTTGACAACCATCTCCATATTGAATACACTCCTACGTGGATAAATATGTTTATATTATGTAATATGTGGACAATCCGTTTTAATTTTAATACTCCGTTTTATAAGGAAATAATATGAGTTCATTTGCAAACCTCAAACGTCAATCTGGCAACTTAGACAAGCTTGCCAAAGCAGTCGAAGCATTAAATTCTAATGCCGCTACCGACAACAAAGACAACTATTGGAAACCAGAAGTAGACAAAGCAGGTAATGGTTCTGCCGTTATCCGTTTCTTGCCTGCACCAGCAGTTGATGGTGATGATGCATTGCCTTGGGTTAAGATTTTTGGTCACGGTTTCCAGGGTCCTGGTGGCTGGTTGATTGATAACTGCTTGACAACCAAGAATCAACAATGTCCTGTGTGTGAACACAACAACAAGTTGTGGAATTCTGGCATCGAGGCCAACAAAGAAATCGTCCGTAAGCAAAAACGTAAGTTGAATTACATTGCTAACGTGTATATCGTTTCTGATCCTAAGCATCCAGAGAA